GACAACTGACTACGGAGGCGGAGTTCTGGAAGTGGATGGCTCTGAAGAAGGAGGGCACCGACATACATATTCCACGCAGACAGTTCTTGGGGAAATCGCCGGAGGTGGAACAAGCGGTTAAGCAGATTGTGGAGGAAAACCTTGCGGATTATTTTGCAAACGACTTGAAATTTGAAATAAAATGATACGAACGGAATTATATGAGAAATTGGTAGAGGTTCTGAAGAAGAACGTACCGGAGGTGAAACACATAGATTTGTGGAACAGAAATGTAGAATTCATTGACGAGGAGATGCCGTGGGAACGCCCTGCTGTGTTTGTGGAGTTTGGTCCTATTGAATGGACACCATTGACGATGCGCAGCCTACGTGGTACCGGAAAGGTGAGGATTCACCTGGTGGTGGACTGGACAGATGATAAGATGCTTGAATCTTTCATTGCCTCCACCAAGATAATACAAACCTTGCAGGATCTCTCCGGTGACGGTTTTGATGGTTTTGAACTGGTGGAGACACAGACGAATCACAACCATGAGGAGCTTGTGGAGAGCATAGAGGTGTTCTCGGTACGATACTTGAGAAATCTGTAAAAGTGCTCTCTACAACGAAAAGAAGCCCCTGACCGAACGTTTTATCGGCAGGGGCTTTTGCTTTTCGTAGATTTTTACTATCTTTGTAGCGTCTTACCAAGGACAGCCATCGGCGACTGTTGTGATTGCATCTGTTCACAAAGGGTCTGCAGGTGGCTGTCTGTTTTTTATACTTGGTAATCTTCCACGTTGAATTCATCCTTACGTTTCCATCCCGTTTCGAGAGCCTTCTGTATGTGTGTCATGGCTCCGGTGTAGAATTCGGTGAGGTCGGCAAGGTTGGTGAAGGTGTGGTAGACGGGGGCTGCATCGGTGCCGAATTTGAACTTTACCGGCAGGGTGGCTCCATCGGATTGCACGGCAAGGTCGTAGGCTGCCTTGTAATTGAATTGGTTCTCGGAGGATAGCCATACCTGTGCGTCCTCCCATGTGTATCCGGATAGAATATCCTCGTCGGTGAGGGTGTTGAAGTAATTGGTCACGGCAGATAGAATCTCCTCGTCGGTGGGTTGGTGGTCGAATTCCTTTTCCATGTAGGTGACGGATTCTTGTGATTCTTGATTCTCGGTGGCTTGTATATCCCATCGGATACGCCACTTGTTTCTTACCGGGTTTACGCATTCTATCAGTTTTGCCCCGGTGGTTCCTTGTACTTTCTTGTTCATGTCAGCTAAATACATATTTGGTTTTACCTTTGCCGAACACTTCCGTCTTGATGACAGTCTCAAAGGGGAAACCGTCCGGCAGTTCCTTTACTTGTGCGAGGATGTTTTTCATCTCCTCACTGTTGGTAAAGAACTTGCGTGCCTCACCGTTCACTTCGATAGCCACTATGCAGCGGTCATCGCCTTGTTCGGTGTGGATGCCTGTCTCAAAGTCCTTCACAACGATGGGTAAGTTTACCAGTTCCCGGATACTTACCACTTGACCGGGGAATCGTTTCTTGCCGTCTTCGGGCTTGAACGAAACATTCAGTTCTTTAAATGATTTCATGTCTTTACCAGTTAATGTATAGAATAGATGGATACAATCGGCGTGTTTTGCCATACCGTAGAAGGAGGCAATAAGTTCGCGACGGCGTTTACGGGACTTCACCTTTTTCATCTTCCGTGCAAACTTTTGCTTGATGCGCTTACGCAACATAACGTGGTCGGGATAGATACGGTATCCGAGTGCGTCTATTCCTTCCGTAACGGGAAATATGCGCTCATCGTGTATCTCGTAGCCTATGGCTTCCAGACATTCGTGTACTATGCGTTGTGCTTCTCTACATTCCTCGGTGGTGGCTGCAAGTATTATTCCATTGTCACAATACCTATAGTAATGGGCAAAGCCATGTTCCGACTTCATCTTGTGGTCGAGATGGACGGATAATATCAGGTTTACTATTCCTTGGGAAGAGCGAAAACCGAGACTTACGCCGGTGGGTAGTGCCGTAATGAAACTGTCGAGCATGGCAAGGAGCTTCTTGTCTTTGAAGACACGTCTCATGCTGTCTTTGGCTACCTGTTGGTTGGTATTCTCATAGCACTTGCGGATATCGAATGTATAGCAGTAGCGTGTTCCTTCCGGGTCGCGCTGCATATCGTTGTGGATATACGCCATGAGGTCGTGCATACCACGTCCTTTGATGCTTGCCGAGGTGGTGCGGATGAATCGTCTGTGCAGATGTTTGTCTACGACATTCATGATTCCACAGAGGGCGATTCTGTCTCTCATACTAAGTATCTGCAATCGTCGATGCTTGCCGTTCTCTATAATGTCACGTTCTCTATAGCCATGAATGCGGAATGATCCGTCGGCGATGGATGCTGTGAGTTTCTTGATAACGGCTTCTCTTAATGGTATGAGCTTTCGTCCTTGGCGCGACTTTTTGCGGTCGGTGCCACGGAGTACACGGTCGAATGCTTCGGACATATTGGAGTATTCAACGATTTCTTCTACTATATGACCATCTCTGTGCATAGTACTGTTTAAGCCTTCCTTTCTCCGGGTCTAACCTGTTCGAATCTTTATGGACCTACCAAGGTTTACCCGACTACTTGTTTTTTCAACACCTGTTGATGTTGCGGTTCGCCTCCCTCGGCACGACGATGGGGACACGTCCCCGGTGTTGTACGCCGATGTTTTTGTTCGCCAGCCGCGAGCCGACATTCGCATTCGCATTCGTAGCATCGTTATTCGCATTCGCGTTCGAGACACCGCCATTCGCGTTCGCGTTGTTGTACCCACGATAAACCACACGGCTTATTAGGAGGCTCCACCAAGAAATTTCATGCAAAAATATGAAATATTTCGTCATTTCTATTGTTTGGATTAATTTATTTTGTATATTTGCAGCGAGGATTCCGTAGCTAATGACTACCGATTCCTCGCCTGCGGGGGCTGATCTTTATGGTCAGCCGTCCGTATTTTTAAAGAGGAGCTTTATTTCTCCATCTGCTTTTCTCAGCCAAACTTCCTTTATATCGGTTCCATTTGCTGTTATTCTTCCGACTATTCCACGTAGCATATATCGTTCTGTTAAATCGGGTTCATCAATGATAATTCGATTGCTTTGTACTAACCCATCAACCATCATATTACGAAACGCATTTTTAGGTTTCTTGCTAACAAAGCCTTCATGTTCATACCATAAGCCATTTATGTTAAGGTCTGGGCACTTTCCTTCATAAACAGTTCCCATAAGGTCTCCGTAAATACACTTATACTGAAATGAAGTTGGACGGGTCATCTTGGGTGTAAGTCTAACAGTTGCTCCTTTGGAAGCAAAGAAATCTGCAATCTGAACAAGTTTCTTATAGTCGCTATCCTCTGAATTGACTAGCTTACTTATTCTCACCTCACCAGTACCAATCTTATAAACGGTTTCTTTATTTTCCATACACTTACGAAAGAACTGACAAGATTCACACAGTTGCGTAGCTCCACTATAAACTTTTGACAACTTTGCTTTCCCATTGGCAATATCACAGTCTTTACATCTACGAATGGTGTACGGGTTATAGTCCGGGAAAGTCTTTTCTTCCTTGCCCGGATTAAAATGGAACATATTCTTTTTGTCGTTCTGCAGAGCCTCCTCACCAAGTCCCATAGCCTCCTCGTGGTCGGTCTCCGGAAATTTGGTCTTGCGTACTTGTATCACAGTACATCTACAGTTCCAACCATTGGGGGGATAGTATTCCTCCCAAAAAGAATCGGATGGAGGCAAGGTTACGCCTTCCAGTGCAGCGTGCTCCGGACGAACTCTGCCATCGTGTGCAGTACGATATTGCAGGTTGTAACGGTCTCCATCCTCCATGAACTGTTCCCATTTGGCTGCCATGGTAGCAGAAGACTGGGCAAAGTTGTACTCAGCGCGAAGGTAGTTCACGTTGTATGTTTTGTCGATGCTTTGAACGTCGTTCAAAAACTGTTCGAAGGACTTTCTATTGCCATTCTCATCAATCAGAGAGGGGAACGCTTCATTGAGTTCATGGAAGGTCTTCATACCGGAGAAGATGTAATCGGAACGGTTCAGTCGCTGTCTCATGACATCGCTCATCTCCACCTGTTGAAAAGCCGAATCAAGAACCGCTGCATGACCCTCTATGAAGTTCTGAACGCCGGGTTCGGATAGAATACCAATCTCAAAGGACGAGCCTTCTTGATTGTACACAGTACGCATCATTCCCTCAAACAGAGAGGAAATCTGTTCACGAATCTTTTGTTCCTCCTCCTTGCTCAGACACATTTGTTGCGGTGCGTCCTTGAGCAAACGGGCATACCTCCGGTGCAGCCCCACGTAGTCGGTGGGGCTTAATCGAAAAAATCGGCATGGCTATTCTGTGCCTGTTTTCCCTTGTCCTTCTCCTTATTGGGTTCGGTTGGCGGTTCCATGGTGGGTTCCGGTTTCTCCTCACATGGGATGGAATACTTTTCCTCAAAGTATTTCGGGTCTACCTTATAGTGGCTCAGCACCATCTCCTCATAAGCCTTCTGTTGCTCCGGAGTGTAGTCTACAGCATAGTCCCAATCGAAACGTAGTCCTTTGAGTGGGAAACCGTGGTGTACCATGCGTGGTATGAGTTGACCGTTCACGGTATCGCGTATCGTGCTACAGTCCGAATCCACCAAGTTCTTGAAGACTTCCAAGTGTGTTTGGGACTGAGACAAACTGGAACCGTCCTCAATGGTCATGGTCTGTCCTATGATGAGCTTTGAGAGTTCCGAGTTGGCACGGTCTACACGCTTATCGTACACATTGTAAGAATCGCTCTTTCCCGATTCCACAAACTCAATCTCCGTATCCGTCGGTGCCACCATGGAGAGTGATGCACCGGCATCGCGCAACATTCTATCGAGTTTGTCTATGTCCTTCTGGTCGCGTGACGAGGTTTTGGCTATACGCATAGGCATACCGAAAATCTCACCGAAAGTATCCCAAAACGCCAACATATTCTTCTTGGGGATGGTTTGTGTGGCTGCTTTCAGGTAGAGACCCAAGTCATCACAGCGACCTGCTTCAACGAGCCAGTCGGAATAAGGAGCCTCGTGGTAGTCTATTCCGGATCGCCAGTCTTGTCCCAAATTGGGGATGACACGATGGAATTCCGGGATGACGTGTTTGCGTGGAATCAGTCTCACATCGTTGTAGCAGATACATCCGTCCAAGTCGGTAGTAATATCTCCCAACTCTATGAGTGAGTGTCCCCAGTAGATACTTTCCAGACAATACTCCATGAACTGTTCGAACCATGCCTGGTCGAAGTAGTGACGAGCTTCATCATGGTCGTTTCCCTTGGCATCTACTATCTTGAAGGAACGAGACTTGACAAATCCCATTCGTTGGGATATACATCCGGTTAGATGCAGGTCTATGTCCACATCTCGGTAAATGTCGTAGAGGCGTTGACGGTTGGGACTTTCCACATTGATTGCCATTTGCCATGCAGCACGCCAGTCGGCGATATCTCGACGAGTCAAAGCATCGGTGGTACGCTGCAATTCAATAACCATCTTTTTAAGTCTTCGGCGGTCGGAATCTTTGGCAAGGTTGAAATCTCCATGTGCCGTGTGTAGTATGTTTTGTGAACCGCTATTGCCAAACATACCGCTTAAAATACCTTTTATATCCATATCTACCAATTATGTCGTAACTTTTGTTGTGAACTGTAAACGAATCCGCTACCGGATGTCTCTCCATCCTCATCTGTGGCAAGAGGCAGGAGCGGGATGATACGTCCTGCCTGTACTCCCTCCAACCACTTGATAGCACGGTCGTAGCGTTCTTTGCGAACCTCACTACCCATCTTTTGGGGCAAAGCGGAGATAAGATGGTAAAGTGCCACATCGGTAGCATACATTACCAACAATCGGTTACGATTATCCCCTTCAGCTGCAAAGGATGCATCCGTATCGTACTTGGGACGTAGGTATCCGGCAATCTCCTCCATTGCTTCCTGCTCCGCTGTTTGGCGGATTTCGGTGGATGACTGAACCACCTTCAGGGCTGTCTCACCTATGACAACCTTATAGTCATCGTCTGTTAGAAACATAGTTTGTCTATTTGGTTACGTAAACGGCTCTTTTCTCTATGTCGGCAAGTGTCACTCCCTTGCGGAAACGGTGTGCATGGACGAGTGCCCGGAGGTTCTTCTTGGGCACCACCTTAAATTCTCCGTTCCAAAAGAGTACCATATACTTCATGCCGAACAGTTTTGAAAACTTGTTGGCTTGTTTCACGGCGTGTTTGTATCGCCATGAGAATATCAATCGTTTTATAAACTTTATCATACTACCATGAATTTTTCGGTTTCGGTCTTTTGCCGAATACCGGTTGAATTGTTTCTTGTCTTGAATTTCGCTGAATAACCCATATTGCGCCTTCATCGGCATCGGGGGCATCGTCGTGAACACGGCTACCTCGTTCCAGTGCAAGTGTTTGTTCTATGCCTGTCTGCATATCGGGTGAATCCCTTTCTGCCTCGTTATAGAACACATGACCTCGTTCCCACAGCGGAGATACGGCTTCGATACGTTGCAACTTGTCGGGCTTCTTACGCTTGTCGGGCATGAGTGGCAACTGGTATCCCCGTATTTCTCCCTCGGTGGCGAATTCATCCAGTATAATGTCCTGCATAAAGTTCGCCTCCATGAGGAATAGAATGGATACGGTGTCTCGTGTTTCCTCGTAGAGGTCGTACAGCCATCGTACCATCTCACTCACGGTAGCTTGCCGCACGAAACACTTGATAAGGTGCAGCTCCGTTCCGATACGTCCCCACAATCGGCACGCTTTGTAGTCGTTGGCGGTGGTACTTTTGAAGGATGGGTCGGTGTAGCATACCAACATATCGTACTTGGTGAGTTTGGGCAACTTCTTGAATCGTATCCATTCGGCACGGAAGATGGTACCGTCCACAATCGGGTTGTGCATCATCTCCTTCTCCCATGCTCGGTATCCCACGAAGTCACGATACATTTCGGCTTCTTCACGTGTCCACTTTTCGCGCCATGTGGGTTCGCCGTCCTTATCCACTGCTTGTATCTTTGAGAGATAAACACCTCTGGTCTTGGACAGGTTGTAAAGGACGGAGTTTTTGCTGATAAGGTTTCCCACCATGATGAAGCGTCCACGTCCTACATCGAGTGAACCGAACAGTGCTTCCTTTACCCAGTCGGTCATGTCGTGAACACGTTTCTCATTGCGTACCAACTCATCGTCATCGAGGTCATCAATCACAATATAGTCGGGTCGTGATTCACGATCGCGCAAACCACGTGGTGATTGTCCACGTCCGCAAGAGAGGAACTTCACGCCATCGGCTGTCTTAAACTCACCTTCCTGCCATGAAGCCGTGGAGCGTTGTTCGCCAAAGTCGGCTATGATACGTTGGTTATACTCCAACTCTGCTTGTATATCGCCCAACAAACGTGATGCACTGTCTTCCGAC